CCTCGCAAGGCTAATCTACCAAGCGTTGATGGTGCGCCTCCTGGCACAAACATCGTAGCCGCAGCCCCACCTAGTTCATATGCAAGCGCCTCACCTGGATATGCCTCTTGATAATCTTTTATACCGCCACGTATTTCTGACAGTATTTCATCAACTGAGCGATCTGAAACAGCGGCTCTAGCATAGGCTTCTAGCTCATCACCAAAGCCAAGCGTAAGACCTTGCGCTGCCGTTCGCAACCTTTGTTTGGGCACCGCTTGCTTTTGCTCAACAACAATAGCTTTTTTTTCTAACGCTTGATCTATTAAGGCGTCAAGTTTTTGTTGGTTAGCCATTTAAAGCCTCCAAGTATTCTTTGCGCATTTGTTCTGTAAAGCCATTACCGTCAACGTTTTGCCATGCGTTGCGCCACTCTGCTTCTGTTGGGTATCTATCTGGCTTTGGAGGCACTTGCAGTATAGTTGGCTTTTCTGGGATCTCGCCTTTAAATCTAAAATCTGGAATTACTTGTTCTGGAACTAAACCTGCGTTTTTGGCAAAATTACTATATTGACCGGCAAGGTTCATATACTGATCTTCTGCGCCGGAATAAAGTCTACGAGCACGATCAACAAAGTCTGCGCGTTGCTTCTCAGTTAATCTTGTTCCTTCAATAACTCTGTTGTAAATATTCCTAACTCGATCATCTACACCGCCTGCATTAGAGGCAGTTGCAAACTCTCCCTCACGAACAACAGAACCAGGATCAAGCACTTTCATAAAGTTAAAAATCAATGCTAAATCACCCGCAGCAGATGGGTCTTTGGCAGAACTAACAACTCTTGAAAAAGAAAACGATATATCCGAAAAGTCTTTAACTGATTTAAGACCTGTAAACTCTTTTCTAAAATCGCTAATAGATTTATTCATTTTTGTTGGGTCAGTTGTTGCAAATTTGCTTTTAACAAGCTCTGACATAATAGTATTTACCATGCTTGGGTTTTGTTCTGCCATCGCGCCAAGTTGTGGATTAATACTTTTTAGATATTCTATGCTTTTATTAGTGGGTGCTTGCGCCTTGCGATCTTCAATGCGTTTTGCCGCAAGCTGTTGCAACGCTTGTGTTTGCTGTGGATTGCCAGACAAGCTCATCAAGGCGATTGCTAATTGATCTCTGGCGTTTGGGTCTTTGCCGGTTATTGCATCACCTATGCGGCCAAACCCACGCTGCATATTCTGGCCAAAGTTACCAAGCAATCCTGTTTGTTGAACCATGTTTAACTCCTAGAAAAATGGCAGCAAACTGCCAAGAATATTAAGTATGCCGGGGTTTTCTTTTGTTGTGGTTGACTGTGGAACTGGCGTTGCGCCTAATGCTGCAATTGTTGGGGTTAGGCTGTTGGCAGGGCTTCCTGTGTAACCCGCAAAATCGCTCTTGGCAGCGTCAATAAGTTGCTGCTGAAGCATTTGTTGTAGCAAACCTTGCTGCATCATGTCTTGGTTAATTGTGCGACCAGTGTTGAAAGCTTGGTTAGCTAAACCGCCTAACTGATTAGCCGCGCCTAAACGTTGGCTTCTGTCAGTCATTGCGTTGCTCACCGCAGTGTTAAACCCGCTTTGCCTAAGTCTCCCAGCCACATCGCCCATCGTGTCAAGCTCAGTTACGCCGTGCCTAGACCCGCCAAACGCGTTACCACGCAGCGCCGCAGCGCCAACGTTTTGCCTAACGTCGTTTAATGATTGCTGAACTACTTGGTTCTCGTATGGATTCATAAACGCGCTAACTTGCAATGGGCCAGTCATTGCCGCAGCCGTGCCTGTCATTGCGCCTTGCAAACCTTGTGATGCTGCGGTGTTTACATTAAATGGGGTAGGCGTTGCGTTTGTAGTTGCCGGTTGAACTTGACCGCCGCCCTTTGATCCTTGACCTGCCATTACGCTATCCTCTGTGTGTTAATCATTATCTGCCACCCTGGCCTCTGAAACTTTGCCCACCAGACTTATAGTCTTTGACTCTATCTTTTGACTTGTTTCTACTTCTGTCTCGATTAGCTTTTTGATACTTTCTACGCTTTTTACGTTTCTCCCTTGCCTCATCTGCCGTTGTTAAAATGCCGCCCTCGTAGGAGGTATCATCAAAAGGAGTAACTAAATTTGCTATTGTCTGCGCTATACTATTTTGTCCAGTTGCATTGTTTCCAAGCACGCCAGGCGCAACGGAGCTAGTATATCCGGCTGCGGCGGCTAACGCGGGATCAACCTGACCCTGCCCATAACCAACAGAAACGGTACTGCCAAATTGATTAGTGGCGGCATTATTGTCGTTGGTATTATCGGCATATTTAGTAAAATCAGTTGCAGTAGCCGACGATCCTACGGGAAAATCACTCGCAGAATAAATTGGGCTGTCGGTGTAAAAGCTAGGGTCTATGCCATATGCATCATTTACAATTTCCAAACTTTCATTACTTGGATCGAGCACCCCAACAATCTGATTGTTACTTGCAACAAACGGATCGTCATAATTTATGTCTGGATTTAGAATTTGGTTATCTTGCCCAAAGTTTCCAGTTTGATCCTCAGTCGGTACGGTTGCAATAATTTCTGGGCCAGTAGTGCCACCACCGCCACCACCGCCGCCGCCACCACCGCCGCCAGTGTTACCACCGCCAGTATCAGTTTCCATTGGTGGGTTAATATCAACAAGAGAACCCCTATCAAACATATCGGCGGGGTTGTAACTATACGGATCAATAAACATGCTGTTAATAGCTGCAAACTGATTAGGTCGATCCGCAGCAAATTCATCCATCATGCCTTGAAATAATGGTTGTGCAGAGTAGCCTCGAACGCCATTTGCGTATGTGGTCGGCTCACCCATTCCACCGTAAATATCTGAGCCAGTTGGCGCACCCAAACCAAAAGCGCCTGCCGCCTGCGCCGTATTTCCAAACGCGCTTTGCTGCATTGGCGTAAAAGCCGCAACTGTAGGGCCATAGCTTTGCGGCACATAACCAAGCTTGCTTACAAAGTCTGCGCGTTGCAGATTATTGCGTGCAGCGTTTTCTATATAGTCTGGGATTTCAACGCTTGTAGATGATCCACCTTTACCCATTTATATCTCCTTAACGTAACTGGTATGCATTGGTTCCCATCCATGCTTTGCTAATGGTTTTTTCCAACCAAAACGGCCTGTCATGTTTAATGCAGTGCACCCTTGCTCTTTTGCCCAATTTATCACGCTCTCATGCATTTCTAAAATTTCGGTGAGATCGCCACCTCCAAGGAAAACATTGAGCACCTTTTTCTTTGGATATTTTATGATTTCTGTAACCAAACAACTTTTCTTAGCAGGCCATAATTGCATCGTGCCTTTATACAAACCCTCGTAAATGTCGATAATATCATGCGTGCCGCCGCTATACTTTAGGGCTGCTTCTATGTGTGGTTTGCATCTTTCAAACTCTGGATGCATCAAAACGCACCGCCAGTTAATACAACGCGCTTCCAAATGTTAGCACTCCCATCATAAGTTGCGGTGCAGATGTAAATGTAATTTGTATCCCAACTGATTAACCCGGCAGTATCACCAGACGCGCCAACACTAGACGCAGGCACAGATTGTTTTACTACTATTTCTTTAAAACTGCCTGTCGCGCTTACAATTGGGTACTTGTAGGTTCGATCCCACAACAAAACGCCATCTTCTGCGGCAGTGTCATAATCACGACGATGCGTTAAAAAAGAGCGAGTGCTTTGTATCCAATTAGTAAACTTCTCAGCCCAGACGCGCAAATCCGCGCTAATAGGAGGAACGCCATAATAACTCATCGCTTGCTACCCTCCAAGGCGTCTAGCCGCATCACGCCAACACGCCAATCAGCCGCCTCAACGCCCTCAACTCTCATGCGAACTTGACGGCCTTGAAAACGCACAGACGTTGGGTTAGCCGTCGCAAATGGGCCTTTTTCTGTCTCGCTGCCATTTGGAAAATTTCTAACTTTAAATTTTAACCTAACATCACCCTGATTTTTTTCGTCTGGGATAACCTTTTTTACTTTCATCAATCGCTCCCCAGAACCAATGGCAATAGGGCCAGTTTCGGCAAAAGGGGTCGCGCTATCGTACTCAAAACCAACTTCATGCTCGTAAACAACGCCGTTTGATTTAACCATTAATGGTAAACGAAACACGCCACGATCAATGCCAGAAGTCCGATCAATACTACCAGTAGTCCAAATGTTTTCTAAATAATCATAAACTACATATTTATCACATTCGCTTGCGCCCTGAGATTGATAAAACCACCAAATCTCATTCCACTGACTGTTAACCATTGCCTGCACTTTTGATGCCTGGTCATAATTAATATCTGAAAAAACAAGGTCTGCTACTGAGCATGGTATCTCTTGAACTGCGCCGCCGGAGTACAAGAAAAACCCGCGCTTACCCATCCAAATAACACCAGCATCAACTGAGGCGTAAGCCCCGGCGCTAATAATGCCGCAAGATGTGCCAACCCGACTAAAACCGAAAACAAACGGCGGCCCTTGATAGGTCATAGTGTGCACATCTTGATCAGTTAGCAGCAACGACTGACCTCTGGTTTTTACTCCGGCTAACAAAGTTCCGTTGGTTTGTAACTCAATATCTCCCGCTTGATTACTAGCCGCAGCCGTCCAGGTGTTGTAATCTTCTTGATCCGAAAACTGTACTTTACGCGGATTTCCTCCAGCACCCAACGCAACTAAAAACCTTTCCTCAGTAACAAATAAAGCTTGGTTGTTTGTTGGCGCGTTTGTAATAGTTGCAGCGTTGTTGCTTGTGTTTAAATCCCAATACAAGAGCTTGCCATCATCGCTCGAACAAGCAACTAATTGCTCGCCCCAATTGTCTAAGCTCCACGTTGTAGCCCTCAAAATTGACCCTAAATCTGGACGTGCAACACCCCAACCAAACAAGCCCCAACCGCCAGAACCCCAACCAGTGTCGACTGACCCATCAACGCGGCCAGTAGTAAACGTGCCAGGAGTTATGTCATGGGTTATTGAGCTTTCGAGCATTGCAGTAAGTTTATTGTGGCTACCAAACGCAGCGTATCTGTTTCCATTATTAGCAACCCATGCATGGACGCCGCGCACAACGCCGCCAGAATTTACGGCTGTGTTATCTGATTGAGCGCGTGACCGCCAACCACCAACAGGTCTCAATGCATCTTCGTGCCAACGAACAAGGTTTACATCACGCCACCGACCTTGAGACATATATTCAGTGCCGTTAGCGTACTGACCTTTTGGAATATTTAATGGTATCAATGGCATTTAATTACCTATGGTTTAGTAGGCCAATCGCTATCGCTTAAATTAGGCCAGTTAGAATGTGTCGGTAAATCTCTTAAAGCCTGTCTATAAGACTGAATTTCACTAGACATTGTAACATCTGACAAAGCATAGAAATCTGTTTCAGCAAGTTTTGTATTTCTTTGGTTTCTGGCATTTTCAGCAGCTTGTGCATCTAATGTAACTTGATATGCAGCTTCTTTATCTTCTTTTGTGCCATCGCTGTCAGTAACAAACATATCTTTTGCCACATATTTTTCCACCCAATTTCCATCGCTGTCTTGCTCTACTCCATCACGAACAGACGTTTGATATGCGGTTGTTGTAGCGGCAGGGCTTGCTAATACTGGATCAATATTAAGAGCATCACAAACACTAGCGCCCCACACTTGAGGGAGAGACATATTCGGAAAATTAAGTTTCCACTCTGCTTGGCTTTTAACTTCGCCTGTTGTTCGTTCTCTAAACTCACCCATAAAATTATCCTTTCATAAGGCTATGCTGCGACTGCATAAAAAATGTATGTTTCATTAATTACGTTCACAGTAGCTGCTCCCCCTGTTGTTGTATATGAAACCTTAAAACCAGAATTATCAGGTTTAACGGCAGAACCTACGCTTGCCTCACCGTAATTGGTGTTCAACTCTACCCACGGGTCATTGCCGTTTGTTATCCCCCTAACAGAATCAAATACGTACCAATCTGCATTGTTAGAGTTGTCACCATAGGCTTTTATAATTACTAGTTTTGCGCCATTAGAAAATCCGCAATCAATAATTTGCCCTGAAGTTGACCCATCACCTGTGTACGACCCAACTTTACTTACGCCTGAGACTGAAGCAAACAAAATAGCTTGATATGCGCTTCCATTCCCATTTACTTCATCATCGTTACCAAGCGTAAAAATTGAAGATGTTGGTGCAGTATCAAATCGCCCTGAGTTAGTGATTTTGTGGCTAGCATCATTTAATCTTAGGTAACTACCAGTACCAATAGCCTCGTGATATACAACCCAGTTTTCAAAGCTACTATCTTTGTTTTTTGTCCATATCATTTGTGGCGCTACTGTTAAATTATGGTTGACAGTAAATCCTGAGTTTCCTGTACCGACATAATTTACCACTTCGCAAAAACTAGGCGCAACTTTCCACATCCATGCATACTGATCTCCGTTTGCAGAAGTATTAGTATTAAAACCATTTGAATAATCAAATTGCTCACCACCCTCTCCAGTGTCTATTGCATTTGTGCTATTCGGCCTTAAACTACAGCCTTGCATTTGCCTTGTGCTTAACTCCCAATTTTCGGCACTTCCAGTAACGGTTTTTTGCAATGCCCAATCTACTGTAAAACTTGACCTAAAAGAAGGTTCTAATCCGTCCCCTGTACTACCTGCTGTATCAATAGCAAAAACGTCACTAGCGCTTGTTGGAACTTTAAGAGGCCCTTTTCGTATTGCGACGTAAATATATTTGCTCCCACTACTACTTACGGTAGATGAAGTTACTTGAAAACCATTATGTCTAATTTTAAAATAATTACGGCTTTCTTCGGCCTTATTTTCGTTTGGGTAAAGAACTCTGTCTGTTGTGCCAACAGCATCTACCGTTAAACCGCGCATGGTGTCAAAAATATGCCAATCGCCGGTTGTGCTTGCTGCCTTTACAAGTAACCATTGCGGTTGAAAACCAAGATTTACTGTTGGCCCACTTGACCCTGCGCCAGTGTAGCTACCACATTTAATAATATCTTGGTCACTAGCAGAGCCGAAGTCACCGTCACTGTTGTTGTGTGCGAATAGGTAGGCTACATAATTCGCTCCGTTATTGTTGACTGCACCATTTGCACCAACAGTAAATTGTGTAGATGTAGGGGCTGTGTCGTTCCAATAACCTGAGTTAGCCGTTTCTGCGTTTGTAAGATTTAAACGTATATATTTAGTTTCGGGATTGGTGCCACCATCTAAATCCCTATGATAAACCGCCCAGTTTTCCGATCCTGCATCATAACGCTTTACAATTATCATGCCGGGAATCGAACCAAGACTATGATCTATACTCTGTGAAGTTCCATTTCCAGCATAACTAACTATGTCAAAAAAGCGTGGGGCTGTGCGAAATGCCCAGTTTACATAAGTGTAGTTATTATAATTAACCTGTGTCGCTGCATTTCTAATTTTAAAGCCGTTGTTCTGAAAAGTAATCCAGTCTGAGGTGTATTGATCATTATTGCTATTAACTATAAGCCTTTTATCACCACCTCTTACTGTATCAAATATAGAATTATCAGTTACTTCACCTCTAGTTTTAAACCAGATCATGCCACCTTGGGTTGATAAGTCTAACCCATTAACAATATCTCTATCAGTGCTAGAATTACCAGTGTACAAGTGAGTGCTAAATATATCGTCAACATCTAGTGATGCAGGTGGCGCTGCGCCTGACGCAGATTTTAATAACAGTTTTGTTGTCATTTACGCCATCGCTTGACCAAGAGTAAATCCATAATATGTTGTGCCACCATCAATTGTAAGAAAACCAAACACATCCACACCATTGTTAGTTGAAGTTAAGGTAGGCGCAGTTGAAGAAGCCCAATCAACACTTGCAGGCCATGTAATCGTCCTTGCTGTGCTGTCTTGTATTACCTTTAAAACAAAACAGGACGCTCTGCCTGACGCCGCAGGGTTGCTAAATGTGTAAGTTACGTTTTCTGTTAGATCATGCTCAAACACATTACCGTCACGTAAATTTATAGTTGCTGCGTTAGAGCTAGATGTAACACTCGTAACTTCTTCTATTGTGCCGTTGTCAAAGCTCACCACACCGTTTGCATCAGCCGTTACAACCTTACTAGCTTCAGTTAATCCTAACGTTGTTACACTTGTTCTATTTAAATCTGCTGCTGTAGCTGAAACCCCTAATGCAGAAAGCGTTGTGCTATCAATAATTGGTTTTACGGCGGCAGAAGCGCCGGCACCATCCGCGTAAATAATCCCAGTAGCGCCATTTGTAACAGTAACATTTGCGCCAGAACCCTGCGAAAATGTGCAATCATAACCACTATCGTTATCTACAAAATAAAGCTTGTCGGCATCGTTAGGGCTTATGGTAATTGTGCAAGCTTCAGTAGCGCCACTGAGAATAAGAACTTTAAACATACCATCCGTTAAAGCATCGCCAACTGTGCCATCTGTTGTATAAAGCGTGTGAGCCGCCCCGGAGCTTGATAAATCTATTGTGCCAACACCACTTGCCGCACGATCGAGTATGTCAAAATTACGGTTGGTAATTTGCCCCCATGTATCCGTTTTTTCGCCATCAGCTATTTTTTCTATAGCGTTGTTTAATGTCCATGTACTAGGCATTTACTTTCTCCTATGCCGCTTCTGACCAAGTGTCACTTGGGTCACTTACTTTCGTCCAAGTATCTGAAGGTGATGCGGCTTCCGTCCACGTTCCACTTGCACTTGGCTGAGTTGACCATACAGTATCATCATCTGCTTGATTTGCCCAAATATTAGCGTGACCTTCTTGAACATCCCAAAAAAATCTCATTGCACCGGTTGGAGCACCAGTGCTTATATCTTGAAAGGTAAAATTATGGCCTTGTATAAACCCAAGCGCATCAACTAATGGTGTGCCAGATGTTATATCACTTAAAGCAAAATCTACCTGATGCGTGACAGCTAACGTATCAACTACTGGCTGTAACCCAATAGCTTGCGTAGAAACACTAATTGAGTTGCCCATGCCATTGCCGTGAACGGTACAATAATATATTAGACTGCTTGGAGCATCAGATGCGACTAAGATTGTTACGGTAGCACCAGACTGCCCTGGTGTTCCGGATGCTGTTACACCAGCTGTATAGCTGTTTCCAGAACCATCTTTAAACCGTAAGGGATGTCCGTCGTTTGTCGCATCGCTTACATCAAAAACATATTTCTGCCCTCTAACTAAAGAAAGCGTTGGATTGCTTGCCCCATCAATATAAAATTTATTACCACCGTTATCGGCAACCGTAACAGAGTAATTTGTAACTTCTGGCCCTAAAGAATTAAAACTAAGTACATCTGTAAATGATGTTGTAAGGGTATCAACCGTTGGTGCGCCAGTTGTAATGTCACTGAGTGTAACAGCTACGGTTATTTGTGCCGCTAGGCTATCTACAACAGGTACACCTGTCGTTATATCATCAAACACTAGGTTTGACGTGACGGATAAGTTAAGCTGATCGACAACAGGAACGCCAGAAGTTATGTCGCTCAGAATAAACTGTTCATTTTCTGCAATTGTTAAGCTGTCAACAACTGGTGTTGTTGTAATGTCGCTTAAAACAATCTCATAATTTATTATTTGAACACCACTATCTGCCAGTGGCGCACTAGCTAGTGGTGTAAAGCCTAACATATCTTATGACTTCCAGTAAGTCCGACCTGTTGTAATCACAGAGTTTATTCTAGTCATATCTTTACTAGCGTCTGTATATTTGCTGTCTAGCACTTCCATTTCTAAATGCATGACCATGCCGCCAACTGCTTTCTTTTTTTCACTGTCGGTTTCATTCTCCATTTTCATGCCGCCCATAATGTTTTCTATGCTGTCACACATATGTAGCAACTTCTGATAGTCACGGTCTAATTCATTAACAGCCATTTTATTCTCCTTCTAACGCTGTTATTCGCGCTGTCAGCGCATCTACTTTTGCCGACAGTTGTTGTACGGCTTTCACTAAAATCGGATATGACCTAACATAATCCGCTTCTAACTTTTCTGGGTTTTCCCAGTTTACTAAACGTGTTCTCGATGTAGACGAATGGTCTAGCTCAACGTCATACAAGTCTTGTGCAATGAAACCCATGTCAGGCTTTGCGCCTAAGCTTCCGTCTCGACGATTCCAAGTAAACTGAACAGGGCGCATATCGTTGATGAAGTCTAGACCATAGCTCAAATCTTCTATTGCAGTCTTGTCGCGCTCATCTGATAAACTAGAGATTGTCTGCACGTTACAACGTAGTGATGTAATATCATTGTCGCCAAGAGTAATCTCGTTTGTTGCCGTTTGGCTTGACGGTATTGCTTCGTGACCAAGACACATTACATTTGAGCCTGTAGTAAGTCCACCTGCGTTAGAGGTATCCTGCATATACCCTGCTCGCATACCTACAAATGTATTATTATCTCCTGTTGTAACAAAATAACCTGCGGCACTACCTACACCCACATTGAAATCACCGCTTGTTACATTGCCTAAAGCGTCAGTGCCGTAAGCATTATTGTAAGTACCACTTGTTAAGTCTCTGAGCGTACTACTACCACATGCCGTATTTCCGTTTCCTGACCCACCACTATAGCCACACGCATAGCCGATAAATGTACAATAATCACCACCATCCATGTCGTAGCCAGCCTGTGAGCCTATCATAGTGCAGTAGTCACTTTGTCCGTTTGCTGAATACTGAACTTGATAGCCGATAGAAGTACCGTGTTGATGATTAACTCTTGATTGATAACCAATAGCAATCCCATTAGTGGAGTTAGTGTAAATCATTTCTGCATCATAGCCGACTAGTACATTCCTATCGCCGCTATAGATAGCACCGCCAGAACCGTATCCAATCGCAACATTGTAATATGGGTCAAGTGCACTAGCACGGCCTAAAGCATCATAACCAACAGCAACAGATTGGTAATGATTGCCGTCGGACATGGAATATGCCCCAACTGCTACACATTGATCTGCCTGACAATCATTTGCAGCATTGTACCCAATGGCTACTTGGTAATCTTTGCCAGATACATTATAATTCCCTGCATAAGCACCTAGAGAAACATTGTAACTTCCAGTTGAACCTCTCCCAGAATCCCTTCCCATTGCTATATTATAACTACCTGTAGTGGTATCATAAAGAGCAGCATAACCGACGCCCATATTATTTGTGCCTGTTGTTAGAGCCAGTAATGCGGAATTTCCGCAAGCAGTATTAATACCACCTGACGTAGCATTTGTTAGTGCATTATGACCAACAGCAACATTATTAGCACCAGTTGTTAGTGTATCTAAGGCATTTTCACCTATTGCATAGTTATATGCCCCACTCCCAGCACTATTTGGTTGAGCATTGCCCCACAACATAACATGACCTGTTTGATTGGGTATCGTGACGGTTCTATCAGCCGTTGGGTCTACTACTGTAACTGTAGTCTCATAGTCATCATCAGTTGCGCCTTCAAAGACAATATCATTGTCTCTTAATAATAAATCTTTGTATAATGCAATACCATCACTATTTAGCTGCATTTGAACTGCGTTTGCTGCTTTTATTCTTAATCGGTCGTGATAATAGTTATATTCTAATTGACCAATACCTTGTTGAGCATCGGTTGAGAATTGTATATTACCTGATCCATTAGCAGGTGTGTAAAGCGTTATACCTGCTGGATAACTATTAGCGGAAGTAATTATTAAGTCATCTGCACTAGTACTTGCATTAGGACTACTATTATTAGTGCCTAAGACAGCTTGATCTGCGATTAACGATCCTGTTGTATCATTGCCTACTATAAATAAATCTTCATTTGCAGCCGTGATAAACACAACCGCACTGCCACTTAGATTGAGCAGTGACCCTGTGGAACTTTCAGTTAGCGTTCGAGATAACGTAGTGCCAGAAGCAGTATATGTGCCAGTACCAATCTCCCAAGCATTGCCATCTTCTATGGTGTAACGTACCGTTTGCCCATCTGTAATGCCCCCATCTGCAAAAGATTGATAACCGGTTTCGGCACTTCCTAAAGTTATTGTGCCAGTACCAGTTGTGCTTGTGGCAACTTTTACTCTATTGGCTAATGTAACCATGCTTCACCTACGATGGGTCAGGAATTTCTATGTCAAAGGCTACTGATGTCCACGTATTACCAGAAACAACTGACTGTGAAGTTGTAAGAGTACCTGTCGCTAATAATCTTGTTGCAGATACATCCGTAACAGCATAGTGAGTTGCAGTGCCAGTACCAGTAACCGACCCATCTGATATTGCCGCACATCTTGTTTTTCTGCCTGACGTATCGCCATTTTCCGGCGCACCAAACGAAACAGACGTACTATTGCCTAACGTATACGTGCTTGTGGCTTCCGCATAGCTTGTTGCTTCTTGTGAAGTTATGTCAATGCGATCCGCCTCTGTATCTAGCTTTGCTAGTGCAGCGTCCAGTACATAATCTGCTAATGTTGCCATATTATTCTCCTAATAAGTATTAACTTGCATCCTAAGACCAGAGCCGCCATATTTAGCTTTTTCATTGTTGCTATTTATACCATCTATAGCGCCCTGGTATAACGTAGCCCATGTGCCAATCCTCGCATCGTCAACGAGGTAGGGCGCTGAATGAACTAATGCCCCATACAAATAAGCATCAGGGAAATACTGCAATATCCAGTTAGAGGTGTTGCTATCACTCAACGGCGCAGTTTGTGCATAATAATATAACTCGCTGGTGTATGCTGAGTCTGGAGTAGGCCAAACCTCTAATTGACCTGCAATAATTGCATAAAACTGTGGTTTGCCAGATGCATCTGCGTTGCCTCTGCGGTACGTTTGCAAAGATAATGGCGTAACTAACTCGATTGGTCTTTCATCATCATCTAAGTGAAACCTAACAGCTTCCATAAATCCACTAGGTAAAGCAGTGTACCTCGCATCAATATTTGCCGTTGACCTTTCTTCCATGCGCCAATGCCTAACTTTTCGATCCATATCAGCCTCGGCAAGAGAAATAAAATCGCCAATAACGGTTGTTAGATCATCTCTATCAAGCCAATCAGCTATGCTTGCTTTTAGCTCTGCGTATGTCGTTAATGCCATCTACGTCCTCACTGAATTTTTACCACGACAACCCCAAGCCTTGCGCCGCACCTTAACTTTGGGCGTGCGCTTCTGGCTTACCGTTCTTGCGCAATATGCCTTGCCTCGTTTTGTGCCAGGAGAGGACACGCGCCGACGTGTTTTGCCATCAGGGTCTTTGTAAGTCGTGCCATCTGCAAATTTTTTGCTTGCAGATATTTTTTTTCGCTTGGTAGGCATCTCTACATACCCATCGCAATTGTTAATTCATTGATCTTGTTCTGCACCAATCGCTGCCGTTCAACAGATGGTAATGTAAAAAAGCCAACGCCCATCTCATCAGCAACAATATTGGTTGCAATCTCCTCAACCATGTTTTGCTGCGGCGTTACCTTGGCTGTGTTCACCGGTGAA